AGTGTAGTTGCACCTGCACCTGCTATACCTGCAGCACCAAGTGTTCCTTTACCAAGTGTAGCTGCTCCTATGACAGGTACATTTGTTAAACCTACAACCACAAGTATGTTAGGTACACAACCTTCACAAGCAAATACTTTTGGGTTAATGACAACACAACCTACTATTTCACAACCTTCACAGTATGATGTGCGTATGTTTCGTAATGATGCAGGTATGACCACCAGTATTACATTTGTAAATGGTCAACCGTCAACACCAATTCCATCTGGTTTTTATCCAGTAGGTTCACAACCTGCAGGTCAAACACCATATACACCAACTTTTGCTACACCATCTGTACCCACAGTTGCACCAGTCAAAGGGTTTACACCTACCTTTATGAACCAAGGTGGGGCTATGATGCCACCTGCACCACCTGTGCAGTCAGCTAGTGTATTTGGTGGATTTAAACCAGAGTCAATGCAACGCATAGCAAGTAGTTTAGGCTACAATGAAAACATGGGTGGCTTTGATCAGTTTTTAAATGACAACCCAGATAAAAAACAAAAAATGGATAACTATACTATGAAAGCTAGAGAGATGGCTGAAGGTGGTATGGCTAAAAGTTTCCCTGATTTAACAGGTGACGGTAAAGTTACTCAGGCTGACATATTAAAGGGTAGAGGTGTAGAACTAGCATATGGTGGAGTAGTACAAAAGTTTGATAATGGTGGTACGCCAGAGTCTACAACTGTAGATTTACAACAGTACGATACACGTGCTCTTGCTCAACAAATGATACCACAACAACCTAGTTTTGCAGGTAAAAATCTTACTCAGGTACAAGGTTTATTAGCTAAAACACCTGGATTACCTTCAGGTGCAACTGTAGTTCCTGTTGGTACTCAACTTGAAAAAGGTCAAATTGTATCACCCTACTCAGGACAGGTAACTGGTGTTTCTGCTTTACCTACAAGTCTTGCGGCAACTAATCAAGCTTTCTTACCTACTACACAAACAGCATCACTAATGTCACCTATAGAGGCGTCTGGTGCTATTCGTGCAGCAGCAGATCAGACACAGGCTGCACAGATAGGTCAGGTATCTCAGATAAACGCAGAGCAGTTAGCCGCAAGCTCAGTGGCAGATTTAAAAGCTGCACAGGGTACAAAAATATTAATGCCTGACCCACAAGAACGGAAACTACAAAGTGGTGAAGTAATATCTGGTGTAGCTAACGCACAAACTGCTGCTGCCTTTACAGAGGCTGTTGAAACACAGGCGGCAACTGCAGACCCTAGTAAAAAAGCTACAGTGGCAGGTCAACTAGAAGGACTACTACAGCAGTTTGAAGGTGGTAATACACCTGCATGGGCAGCAGGATCAATGAGAGCAGCTACTAATGCTATGATTTCTAGAGGTCTGGGTGCTTCATCAATAGCAGGTCAGGCAATTGTACAGGCAGCTATGGAATCTGCACTGCCGATTGCACAAATGGACGCACAAGTATTTTCACAATTTGAACAACAGAACTTGTCAAACAGGCAACAACGTGCTATACTAGCTGCACAGCAAAGAGCACAGTTTATGGGTCAAGAGTTTGACCAAGGTTTTCAGGCACGTGTAGCTAACGCAGCTAAGATTAGTGACATTGCAAACATGAACTTTACTGCTGAACAACAGGTAGCATTAGAGAACTCACGTATAGCAAACACAATGGAACTATCTAACCTGTCTAATTCACAGGCAATGATAATGGCTGAAGCTGCTGCACTTGCTAATATGGACATGTCTAATTTAAATAACAGACAACAGGCTGCAGTACAAAATGCACAGAACTTCTTACAGGCTGATCTAACTAACCTAAATAATAAACAGTCTACAGAATTGTTTAAAGCTCAACAACGTATACAATCTTTGTTTACAGATCAGGCTGCACTTAATGCCGCACAACAGTTTAATGCGACTTCACAGAATCAGGTTGATCAGTTCTATGCAAGTTTAACTAGTAATGCCTCACAGTTTAATGCGTCACAAGCAAATGCACAGGCTCAGTTTAATGCAGGTCAAGTTAATACCATTGAACGTTTTAATACTGAAATAAATAATCAACGTGATCAATTTAATGCACAGAACCGTTTAGTTATTGATCAGGCTAATGCACAATGGCGTAGACAGATAGCAACTGCAGATACAGTAGCTGTTAATCGTGCTAATGAAATAAATGCACAGTCATTACTTGGGTATTCACAAACTGCTTATAATAATTTGTGGCAGTTTTATGCGGATAATATGGAATGGGCATGGACATCTGCTGAAAATGAACGTGCTAGAATATCAGAACAAGCTATCGCACAGTTACGGGCAACAACAGAATTTGATATTGCAAAGTTTAAAACAGATGCTGAAACATCTTCAGGATTTGGTAAATTAATTGGTAAAGTACTTACTACAGATTTAAATGAGACACTGGCAGGAAGTATTATAGGTGGAGCTTTTGGATTAGGATAATATAATGTATAATATAGGTTTTCAAACAATGAATAATTTAGTACTACCTCGTGGAGACAAGGTACAAAAAGAAAAAAGTAATAGTTTACTTTCACGTAATGTACCACAAAATAATAATAGTAAACCTAAAGAGGTAAAGAATCGTATCGCAAGTTACGTTTCTGAAATAAGAAAAGCAAGAATGGAATTAAATAATGGTTGATTTATTAGAACCTAGTATAGATGCTCCTATCGCAGGTCAATCTCTTACAGCGGAGTTGGGGAATAGACCTTGGCAACAACCACCTCAATATACTACTGTAGAAGAGGCGTTGCAGTTTTACATACCACGTTTAACAAATCCAGAATTGATTGATGATTTATTTAATGTAATGGAAACTGGTATACCTTTAACTACAATAGCTAATGCTATGCAATCTGGTGGCGTGATGGAAGGTAAACACAGTTTAGATGTGGGTATTTTAATTATGCCAGTATTAATAGAAACAATGGCATATCTTGCTGAAGAGTCGGGTATTGAGTATGAAGCAGGAACTAATAAAGAAGTAGGCTCAGATAAACCTAGCCAAGCTGCAGTAGCTAGGGCTATAGCAATGGTTAAAGAAGATAAAACTATAAACAAACCTGAAGAGGAAAAAGAAGAACAAATAGAAATGGGGCTAGAAGAACCTAGCGGTGGTTTAATGTCTAGGAGAAATACAGATGTCGTTTAATTTTGGTGCATTTTTAAGTGGTATATCAGAGGGTGCTACTGATACCATTGTTGCAAAAGAAGAAGAGCTTAGTAGAGTAAGACTAATGGATGCAGAAGCAGCCACTAGAGAGCGTCTTACCAGAAGTGCAGAAAGACGAGAAGAAAATAAACGTAATTCAGAAAACGCCAGTATGTTAAAGTCTCTTGGATATAGTGAGGCTCAAGCTAGTTGGATTTTAAAAGGAGGTTCTGCAACTGTAGGTTTGTATAGTGACTTTGCAACTAAAGCAGTGGCTAAAGGAATTGACCCCAGAACAATTTTAGACAGTTCTTTAATAAGTTCAGATCAACAAGACCCACGTAATGAGTCAGCACTTTTGTCTGTAAATAGAGAAATAGATGAAACAGCAGATGTATACGAACTTCAGACAGGAGTGCTTGGTGAAATACTAGGAGAGAGTAAAAAGAAACCAAAAGAATATACGTCATTAGAGGCAGGTCATGCAGGTACGTTTAGTTTATTGCAAGCAGCTAAAGCAGATGGAGATACGGCTGAAGTAAGTAGACTAACAGGCATACTATCAGATTGGAAAAAACAAATTGATAAGGCTTCTCCTGAAGTAAAAAGTGAAACACAATGGTTTAGTAAAGAGTCACGTGGTCGTATAGTTAAAGACGCATTAGCTTTAGCTCGACAAGATTTAGAATTTACGGTAGACATAGATGGTAATATAACTAGTAAGATAGAGGGAAGAAGTGGTCCTGCAGCTATTGCAAAACTAATGGCAGCAGGAAGTATAGCTGCAGATGCGCAGGTAACAAAAGATGTTTTAGATGAACAATTATTTGGTAAGGCTCAAAGATTAAAAAGTGTAGCTTTAAGTGCTTTAACAAGTTTTGGTAAAGACGTTGCTAATTCAGCAGGTCAAGCAGAGAAAATAAAATCTTTTAGCTACTTTAAAACTAAAAAAAATGCCGATAGTACTATGTCTCCTAGAAATTTTATAGACGAAATAAAGGCATCAAATTCTGGTGTGTATAAAGCAGGTGATGTAATACTAGTTAAACAAAACTTTAATGGGGTAGACTCTGTACGCATTAAAGTTTTTACAGGCATACCGTTTGAAAAAGTAGATGGAACAGAATTTTTACAGATGTTCCATGATGCAGGGGAATATTCTGAAAGGAATTAATGTGGTAGAAATAAACCCATTTTTTAAAACAGATTCAGACGCTACGGTAAATACTTTCTTTGCACCAAAAGAGGGGGAGGATTTACCTACTGTTAATATAGATGACTTAATGACAGATACAGATATTTCTGTGCCATCTATGTCAATGCAAGATACAAGCATGACAGATGAACCACAAATTTATGACGATACAAATCAGTTAATAAATGAACCTGATGATATTGATGTAGACGAAGCGGAAGAAATAAAAAAAGCTATAACGCCTGAAGAAATCATAGACAATGCCTATAGTAAATATTTACTAGAATTATATGATACAGGGAAACAAGAAGACATAAAAGTTTTCTCACAAAATAGAATAAACGATCTTAGAAATACAGACATATATAAAAAAGCAAAGGCAGGTGATCCTGCAGCACAGCAATTAATAAAACGAATACAAAGTAAAGACAAAGATCAAATGCTTATAGGAGGTGAAGTTCCATACACTGATGATCTAGAGGAAATGATACAGTATCAAAGAAATAAGTTTGAGGTAAAGTATAAAAAAGATAAAGAGAAAACATTAAACTTTTTAAACAGTAGAAATGCTGTGACCAGTGGTCTGACAGAGCAATTATTATTTGCAGTAGATCAGGGTTATTTATCTATACCACAATTAAATTTTATTATTGGGGCAGACGAATGGTTTAATCCTGTAACTGTTGCTGTGGAAGTACCGCATAACTTTAAAGATGTGCAAGAATCAGTGCGTAAAGGTGAATTAAAAGCTGCTGCAGGACATGCGGCTATGGGTGTACTAAATACTGTAGCTGCTATTCCTTTAGCTAAAGTTGCAGTAAAAGGAATTAATAAAAGTTGGGAAGCATTAAGTGGTGGCAGAGGTGCTTATAATGATGTGCAAAATGCTATGGCTAATGAAACTCAACGTGCTGTAGAAATAAAACGTGCAGCTACAGCCACAGCAAATGAAAATAAAACATTACGTAATAGATTAATACTTGAGTTTGAAGAAAAGTTTAAAGTTACTATTTCTAAAGAAGACGCAGCAGGTAACTTAATAGTAGACCCCCAGTTAGTTAGACAAACAGGTAAGAAAAAAGTTACTGACTATTATGTTGACAATGCTTTTAAAGGTAATGATGGTAAAAGTCTTAGCCTTTCAGACTATGCAATAAATGATGAATCATTAGCCATACCTATACTTGATCCTGAAAAGATGGATATGTTTGTAGCCACCATTGTTGACTTAAAAAAAGCAGACCCAGAGTTAGCAAAGAAGCTAGACAAAGCAGGTGGTGGTGCTTTAATAGATAGACTTTTTGATGCTACCTTAGAGGGTGACTTGCTAGGCTCTGAAGATTTATTAGCAGCTTTAACTAGACGAGGTTTAAAGTTTGAGGACTACGTGCTTGGTATTGTGGGTTCAGGATCAGACGCAGGTAAATTACTTAATCAACTATCTCAAATAAAAAGATTAAAACCTGCATCAATAAAAGAGGCACAAGAAGCAGCAGCTAAAATAGAAACACAAAAAGCTTTCGGTAGACTGTGGGCAGGTTCTGTTTTAAGAATGGAAAATATAAGGCGTGGTCTTATGGTTTCATCTGTTGCAACTGCTGCACGTAACTTTCAATCAGGTATGATACGTGCTCCTATGGAGTCTCTTGCTGACGTTATGGACACTGCGTTGCTAACATACGCTAAATCTAAAGAGGCAGGTGACACCACAGCTAAGCAATAGGTAAGTTTGCTAACTCTGTTAATCCATTAGTTCGTGACGGTACATGGTCAGGGTCTATGAACAATTTACGTTACATGTTTATGGATCAAACTCGTGCTCAACAATTTACAGACTACATTTTAGACAGACCTGAATTGACTGAACAGTTTAGTAAAATGTATAGCAGTATACAAGAAATACAAAAGTATACTGGTAAAGGTCAAGCCACAACTAAATTAGGTAAAGGTGCAGATGAAGTAGCCTCACGCATGGAAGACTTTGTGTGGGCTGCAAATACACCTAACCGTTGGCAAGAACACATGATACGTAGAGCTACTTTTTTAGGTGAGCTTGAACGTCAAGTAAAAGTAAAATGGGATATTGATTTACAAACAGCATTGAAAGAAGGTAAGATACAAGATATGCTGAATGATGCAGCTACTGTTCGTCCTGAAGGTGGGGAATCATTCTTAAATATGATTGAACAGGCTACCAACAAAGCGTTAGATGTTACGTATGCTAAACAGCCCGACTTTGCACCATTTAAAACAATGACAAATGGCATTACTAAATCGGGTCTTACGGTTATAATACCTTTCCCTAGATTCATGTTTAATTCTATGGAGTATCTAGCTCAAAACGTGGGCGGTGCTGCCCTACCTCTTATACGGAGAGCTATATCAAAAGATGCTCGTGGTATTGGTTTAACTGCAAGGGATAGACAAGACATAACACGTAATCTTGTAGGTGCGGCAACCTTATCAGCAGTGTATCAAGTAAGAAAAGTATATGGAACAAATGATTACACTGTGTATGCTAATGAAGGACAACAGGTAGACGTATCGTCACAGTATCCTATGAGACAAATGGGTTGGATGACTGAGGCATATGATAGATGGGCAGATGGTACTCTAGAAACTTGGTATGGTACACAAACAGATGAAATGATGGAGACATGGCTAGGAACTAATGCTCGTACAGGAACTGGTAATATATTTATTGAGGAAGTTCGTGAGATGATTGCAGGTGGTCAAGACATTGTAGCAGAAGATCAAAGAGCAAAGGCATTTGGTCGTGTGTTTGGACAGTATGCCAACACTTTTCTTACTCCTTTGTTTCAAATACCAGAGGCACAACGTGCATTAGGAATACGTGGCACAGAGGCTAAAGACTTTAAAGGTAGTGTGGATATAGGAGAGTCTACGTTTGTAAACTCTTTTTATGAGCAAATGGCACAACGTGGTATGGCTGCACCGTCTTTTGAAGAAGAGCTACCACAACGAGTAGATGTAATCAAAGGACAAAAGGAACGTCCTGATGCAGCTTCACGACTTGCGTTTGGTTTGACTATTAATGAAAGAGATAATGAAGTTACTGACTACCTAAAAGAAATAGGATTTGCTGATGCAACATACGAACTAGGAAGTAAGTCTAGGATACCTGAAAACAAAATAGCAGAGAATGAATATATAAGTATGTATCTCCCAATGTTGGTAGAGATAGCAAAAGAAATAGCCAGTGAAGAACCAACTAAAAAAGAAGAGCATTTAAAAGCACGTAAGATTGTAAAAGAAACTGCGATAGCTTTACGTGAAGAGTTTAACGATCCCACATTAGGAAATGCAGATCAACAGGCTATAGTTGCTGATCAACTAAGAAGACTAGACTCTGACAGTAGAAAGTATGGTGTTATGAGATTTAAACAACAAAATGATGGTTCTCTTCCTGACATAGAGTCTCTTGAAGACTTAATTGAGTTACTCGAATACTCAAAGGAAGACATGGGATTGTTTTAATAAACAAAGGGGAGCATTTAGCTCCCCATTTTTTTTACCTAGTGTCTCCGCTTCCACCCAGTGTTCCCTTGTCCTTACGTTTATCTAGCTTGATTAAGTTCTGTGCAGCTATCATACCCAACGATAAGTTAAGATCACTAGCCAGTGCAGCACAGTACCACAGTACATCTCCTATCTCACTGGCTATGTCCTCTCGCCATGTCTCAGGTCTGTTCTCTGGCCCATCTCGTATAAGCTTCTTTACCTTGTTGGCTACCTCACCTGCCTCACCTGCCATACCCAAGGCAGGATAGGTAATCCTGTGTTGTTCAGGATAGATTGCTGTACCTGATGCTGACCTTTGATAGGAATTAAAATCAGACATGCCGTACCTCTCCTCCAGAAATTGATCTGCTTCTTGCTTTAGATTCATACACCTTTACCCTTTTAAGTTGCTCAAAGTAGGCTTTGTTAAACCCACGTAACCACTCCCTGTGCTGCATAGTGTCCTCATGGAATGGATTAAACACACGCCCATGTTTAAAATCATTGTAACCTTTATCGTGTTGGTATCTTAACGGTGCATCGTACTTGCCAAGACCACGTTGTTTTCGAGTTAATTGTTTCATCTTACTCTCCTTATGTTACGTTTATTAGTTCAGCTTCTTTGTATGGTATGTGATAAAATGTTTCACCGTCTGGTATCCTAGTACCAAATGCTTCTTTCAGTGCTTCATCTGTCATCTGTGTACCCTTAACTTTCCATGCTTGGTCATAGCCATTATTAAATACATAGAAGTATAGGTTCTCTATCTTATCTTTGTACTTCTGTACTAACCTACGTTTACGTCCAGGTATTCTTACCTCTGCCCAATGGTTAGGCCACTCACCATCCCACTGTGCCTTACGTTCAGCCTCATTGAAGTACGTGACACCATCCTTTTCTGACACCACGTCTGCGTAGTAGCACTCTTCTGTGTTTACTATTGTATGCCCCTCAGATTCCAAATACTTTACCAAGGCTTTCTTAGACGGTGCATCTACCTTGTCATAAACTTCTTTTCTAAATGGTCTAGTATATGTCTGCATATCTATCCTCCTTACGCTCCAATGTCTACTACTTCACAAACGTCACCAGTACATGCAAACGTTTGACTCGAACTTGTACCGTCTTCTTTCTCATACTCAGAGAGTAATGACCAGTCAATTGCTTTCGGCATCTTCTTTAGTAATGCCTGATAATTTTCCTTAGTGCAATCCTGATATGGTGCTTGCTGATAAGTATGATCAGAGTGTGGTAAAAATGACACACCTGACATCTCGTCAAAGTGTTTGTAAACAAATGCGCCTACCTCTAGCCACTCATCGTCACGCACAGTACAGGTGACGCTAGGTTTATGCTCACACCAATGGCGTTGATACATTAGCCATGTCTCTAGCTGCTCAACTGCTGACAGATCATTACGAGTAACCGCTTTGTGTGGTGCTTTCATTGGAAAGCTAAACACTGTAGTAGTGTCAGGATTAAACACACAAGGTTCAGCAGGTATACCCTGATCCTTCATCATGGTTGTAAGGGGATCGTTGTTATCTCCTCTAACGGTTCTAACGTAATAGTCGTTATGACGTGCATGTATCCCACTGGCTGAGTCCACGAGTTGCGATACAGTTCCCGATGGTTTGTTGCACGATATTGCTGTGCTAGGGTTAATGCCAAGGCGGTCAGCCCACATAGCATTAGTGTTAACTGCAACCTCACGTAAATGTTCAAGTGTCTTGTCCAATCCTTTGTTCTTAGTGGTCATCAAGGGGTTGTCTTGAACTCCTGTGAGAGACACACCGAGCAGTCGTTCTTCTTCTGTATTTCGTTGCCACACCTTTCGCAGATACGGGAACTTGGTGTATGTAGACTGTATAGTTCCAAGAATTGTAGCCAGTCTGACCTTTCGTTCCAAGTCTTCAATCGTGTCAGTGGCTCGTACCACAACCTCTGTAAGATTGCATACTTGACCTGACCGTAAGATAATCTCACTACAAGGATTAGTTCCAAACTCAAAATTAGGATCACGTCTGCCATACTTAGCAGCTTGTTTCTTAGATGCTTCACGATTAAATATCCCTCTCTCACCTGACTTACTTTCTACTAGTGCCAACCACTCACGCATGAATGTCTCTGAATCTGGCTTGTCTGTATACGACACACTGTTATTAGCTAACGCCCTGTGTGCAGCCTCATTCCACCACTGACCTGACTTAGCATGACGCATACGATCATCACTCAGGTTGCTCAGAGAGATCATGGCACTACGTCTAACACCACCGACAACAACTATCTGCCCAATGAAGCACATCATGTCGTGACATTCAAGTGAACTAAGCTGTCTACCCTGTGCATTTTTAAATGTCTGTACACTAAAGTTAAACAGATCAACTAAAGGTGCAGGTCCACTAGCCCTACCACCGAATGTCTTTAGCCTAGAACCTGCAGGTCTGACCCTACTTGTATCCCATTTAGGTATCTCACCTGCCCATAGAAGAGCCAACAATTGACGATAAGACTTAGCCCACCCTTCCTTGCTGTCCTTTACCACAATGGTAGTATCACTATCGAACAGTTCAGGCACTTCGGGAAGCTTGCTAATGAACTGACGCTCTACGCTGAAACCTACGCCAGTACCACACAAGAGTACGAACATTGCTTCGTCAAAGGCGTAGGGATGATCTACGTGAAGATATGAACAGTTGTACATACAGATGTTATCACGCTCTGCTGCTGCCCCTGCTGTCATCATAGCTCTCATGCTAGGCATTACATCTAAGCTAAGTATAGCATCATATATGTTGCCAAGAGTGTCAGATAAATCTTTACCTTTTAACTTTGGTTCTATTACATTAGTAATGTATCTAGATACTGTCTCACTCCAACTCTCTCGTCTTTGTTCTGTCTCTAACCACCTAGCGTAACGAGAGGTATGTATGAACGCTTGGTAATCTGTTGGTAAATAATTATTCATGTCTACTCCTGTGTAATTATCTTCATGTTTCTAATCCTTATACCGTCTACATCGTGAATGAAATCATTCATTGCGTCCTCTATCTCTGGGTCAATGAAACCGTCAACAGGTATAGGGTACTCTTCCTCGTCAATATCTAATGTAAGAAATACTTTAACTATCATCTACCACCTCTATTAGTTTATCCAAGTACCATTGTGCTTTCTTCAAGTCCTCTGATCCATTCTTGTACTTGTATCTCCATAGGTACTTCATAATATTACCCTGTAGATAGTACTCAAACCCATC